CTTATATAAGTCTTTAAATACTGATACTGTCATAATGTTAAAAAATAAACCCCATTACCAGCAGTGGTAGTTGCGTGGTAATGAGGTTCTGTAATAAGTTAATAATGGCTACCACTCCAATTGAAAACAAAGATAATATTTATTTTTTAATAAACTAATTTTTTTTAATATTTTTTAAAATAGTACACATAGTACACATTTTTTTGGGAAAACAACCCCCCCCTATAAAATTAAAAACTCTCTGAGCTGGAGGGTATAGGAAAACGCTTAAAATGTGTACTATTGCAAAAAAAAGAGACTATAAAGCCCCTTTCTCCTACCAAAATTAATAACCAAATCTAAAACTCTAAATCTTCGTCCTCGTCAACGATAATATCCTCAACGACTACAATATCGCTTTTAATTAAATAAGCCTTTAAATAAGCCTCCAATGTATTGAAAGCCTCATCTGCCAAATCGCTTTCACTATCTGAGATGCTTTTAGCGAACTTGAACTCTGGAGTAGTATATTTTACAGCTCCTTTTTTTCCATCTGTAGCATTTGCCACCTCAACCCATTCGTCACTCAATCGTGAGCGAGTCTTTGCGGTGAAATCTCCGTAGGCTTGGCACGCTGCTCCTTTTAATTGTAGATTTGCGATTGAACCATCCTCTAGCATACAATAAACAGACTTAACGTAATGCCCTCCGGAAGCTTTAATTTTCTCTTTAATGTCTTTATATAATCCTTTTGCAATTTCATTCCCTTTAAAAGGTTTTACTGTCATTACATCCTTTGAGATATATTTTACCTCGTTTGAATTGATTTGACTTGAACTCGCATCGTTCCAACCTTTTACGGTGTGCAATTCGTCTAAAACTAAAAACTTAAAAGGTAAAGGGATTAAAACGTTTGTCGCATTTTCACGGTCGTAAAAGCTAAAACATTTGTCGTTTGATTTCCAGTCAATGAATTTTTGAGCTGGATTACTCATAGGCATTTGAAATGCATTTTTTCTGTTGCTTGTTGTACTCATAATATTATTTATTAATTTTTATGACTCTAAATTAAAATGGTAGAGCCTTCCATTTATTATATATAAATAAACTGCGTTTTATTTGGTTTTGAACCTCTCAATATTTCTGATAAATATCCTTTACTATAATTACTTACTTTTTTTAAATCATTTACTGAATAATAAAAAATTCCAGTATTTAAATCTAAAATAATTTTTGATGTTGGATTGTCTAAACCTGTTCTAGTTCCTTTTCTTAAATTAGACATTTTTAATTTTGATGCATCAGAATGTTTTTTGTTAAAAAAAGTATTTTCAAAACCTAGTCTAGTTCCTTTTCTAGTAATAGACATTTTTAATTTACTTTCTTCTGAAACAATTCTACCTTTTTGAGCAATAGACATTTTTAATTTAGTTTCTTCTGAAAATCTACCACTTTTATCAGTTGTAATTGTAAGTCTACAATTAAGACCATTTTTAATTACATCATAAAGTTCTTGGTAATATCTTTCAAAATTATTTAATTCCTTTATATTACAAATATGTATAATCTCAAAAGTATGATTTTGTACTCCGTATTTTTTTAAAGAATTATAAATTTTAGGTTGTTCTTTGCAATCTAATCTTTTATAATGTAAAATACGTTTTTCTACATTTACACTTTGACCAATGTAAATTTTACCATTTGGATTGGTAATTTTATAAATACCACTCATAATTTTTATTTATTTATGGTCCGGAGTTAAGATGCCCAAACCTTGCATCGGTTATTATGAATTACAAATATACTAATTAAAATTTAATTTACTCTCATAAATATAAAAAGTTTCAATTGTATGCGTAAATTTTTGATAATCAATATATCGATTTTCTTTTATTAGTTCGATTTGCTCCTCGTTATAATAATGAGTTTTACTTGTATCTTTAAATTGTGGAACTAAACACAAATCTTTAATTCGTTGCCGGATTGTACTTTTAGAAATGAAACTCATTTCCTCAATCTCATCTATTGAATATATCATTTATTATTTTTCTGTAAAGGTTATTAACTCGCTCCGAATTTATGCCTCTCTTTGCGTAAAATCTTAATACTCGGTTTATCCTGGTCCTTGCACTTTGTTTCGCTGTCATCAATTAAAATTTTAATGCGATTGAGTTTTTTCTCGGTGTAGTTCCAACTTTGGGAACATCGTTTCCGTACGCATCGATAATAGATTGCTTTTGTGCTAACTTTAAAAGCTCAACCCTTGCATCTAAATCCGCTTTGAGTTGGCAATAAATCGGATCGTCTGAATAGTCAATTGTATTTCCTCCGTTTGTAGGTGTGAACTCAACCCCGTAGCAACTATATTTCTCCTCTGGTAAATGTTTTCTCATTTCGCTATCGGCTGAATTGATTACTTCTTTTAATCGGCAGATATTAGCCATAAAATGGTGTTTGTCAACTTCTCCGCTTTCGATTACATTATCAACCATTCGTTTTCCGGTTAAGATTGCATCTTTTTTTGTAAAGGTTGGCTCGTACATTGTAAGTATTTGCTCTGAATTTTCTAAAAATAAACTTGAACTTGCTCCCATATTAATTAATTTTTAAATAAGCGTTACACATTTTCTCGTTATTTGAATAGTGGATTGATTGTACTTTTTTTCTCATCCACTTATCGAATTTTTTAATTTCTTTTAATTTTGTTTTGTTTTCCATTTTTGTGTGATTTGATTTATTGATTGTTTTATTTCTGTTTCAGCTTCTACAGGAATTAAATCCTGGAGCTTCTTTGTAATTGTGCCGATTTTATATTTGGCTTTCCTTCCAGCATTTCTCTCGTTACTCATTTGGTTCAAATAAATTGTTAAGCTCTGTAACTCCCATAATAGTTTTGCAAACTGTACAAAGTTGAAGAGCTGATCCAACTGATAAAAGAGTAAACGAAATATTTTGTTTTAAATCTCTTTTAATTCCTTGAATTAAATAAGGATATAATTCCGCATCTTTATTTAATAATTCTAAATACTCCGGTTTTAATCGTTCTAATAAATTTTTCATAATTATCGTAAAAATTGAGTTAAAAAATATACAGCAGCGATTGCTATAAATGTAATCTGATGTTTTTGTTTTGATAAAAAAGTTTTCATAGTTTTTGTTTTTTAAAAGTTAATGCAGTTTATAGTATGCTGCTCCACTTGATTTTTTATCAATTAAATCCAATTCATTTTTAAAAAATAATGATAAGCAAGAGTATAACTTGGAAATAAAAAATAATCATTTTCCTTATTAAAAGCGATTATCATTCCGCAATCTCTACTCTTTTTATCATTTATTTGATTAATATAAAGATTATTTGTTTTAAAGAAATTTACTATATCTTGAACAGTATACTTTTCTTTAATTTCTGTAATTGTCAATGTGTTTGTCATAATTTTATTTTATTTGTTATTATCTGAGTGCAAATATATAACTACTTTATTAATAAAATACTACTTAATTAAACTTTAACATTTAATTAACATTTATGATTTATAGGTATTTGCGTATAATTACGGGTATTTGCGTATAATAATTATACCAATCGGGTATAATTTTCCACTAAAACTCTATTTTATACACGAAAGGGTATAAATTTTCCATTAATATACAGTCCATTTTCTATTAATGTAATATAAGACTATTAAAATAATCAAAAGCCATAACCACCATAGGGAAGTGATTATACTTTCTTTGCGTTCTACTTGTTTAACCTCGTATTGAGTCTGTTTTTCGGCCTTAATATTTGTTTTGCTACTACTTTGTACTATTTCATTTTTTAGTGTCTTATTTCGGCTTATTTCGTGTTTGTGTTTTATCCTTGCATTTAGGTACGAAGTCTTTTTACCTTGACTATCTATAATTATAATCGGTTTAATACTATCAATTGGCTCGATTATAAATTCTTTGGTATCAATTTGAGTACTTGAGTCGGTTTTAATTTCTTTTTTAAGCGAGTCTACTATTGTAATCTCACTTTTTTCTTTGGTTTCGGTATTGCTTTTGTTCACTTTACGTGATCCGCAGCCAACTAATAATAATAATATCAATAAATATTTCATAATTTGATTAAAATATGTGAGTAATTCGTGCTATTTGTCCGTTAATTTTGCAATGTAGGAAAGCTTCTACCGCTTTTGGAGCGTGCTGGTAGCCATTGCGATGGTGCCAGGAGTCTGTTCCGCTTGGACTTCTTAGGCTTTCAATCGTTATTCCTGCGTAATCTTTGCTCGTTTTGTGGTGTACGTGATGCGTATAAATATAACGATGCTTTGTTTGGCTCCATTCCATTGGAAATTCAACAGCCATTAACAAAGGCAAATCCATTTGTTTCGCTCCATCTCCGTGAGTAGTTCCAATTAGATTATTAAAGTATTTAAATCCTTTACGGTGTGCGATACTTGTATCAAATGTTATATTTTCGCAGTCTTTGAAATAGGTTTCAATTACTTGAGCTAAAAAAAATCCGTTTGTATAATCGTGATTTGATGGATTGAATGTAAAATGAACATCGGCAACCCCTAAAAGCAATTCCAAAACATCAACGTAAAGCTTTTTGGCAATTAAAAAATTTGTGTGCCACATTCCATCTGTATCCTGTGGAGTTCCGCTCGTAGTAGTCCGGCCTGGATTGTCAATATGTAGTATATCGTTACCTCCAATGAATAAAATCTTATCAATATTGAAACTCGATACCTTTTGTAGTATTCCTTTCACTCCTTCGATTACTCTTTGTACCGCAATTTGATTATTGTAAGCCTCGCCACTTTCAAAGGCTGAGCAAAGTTTACCGATATGAATATCTGCCGGATCAATGACTAATAAATACGAGTCTTTGTTTTCAATTCGTTCTAATTTCGGGAACTTTGGAGCGTATTGCTGTAAATCTTTAATTAAGTCCTCACGTAATTGGCTTACGGTTGCGATTTCAGCTTGTACAAAGTTGGGGTTTTTTACAAATACGGAGGATTGTTTATTCTTAACCCATAAATGTTTAACGTTGGAGTTATCAATATCTAAGGTTTCAGTCGCTTCGTAAATACCATCGTACTCGTTTAAATAAGATTTTCTAAAACGAGTTACGTATTTTGAAAATGCTTTGCTTTCGCCTCTGGATGGATTTATATTTATGTTTTTATAAATCTCGTTTATTAATTCAAAATTTCGTGTTTCGTTATCCCTATTTAAAATCTCTTTTATTTTATTGTCGAACTTTGTAAACCTTGAACTCATAATTTATTTGTTAAGTTATTATTAACGTGATTTCTTTGGCTTTTTGCATCTTAGAAAATAAAGAATCAAACGCTTTACGTGATTGCCCTATAAAATCTTTTGATTGTGTCCTCCCTACCAATATACAACCCTCTGTATCGTGGTTTGTATTGCCTGGATGAATACGAACGCCCTCAAAATTCGGTACATTTAAAAGCAAAGGTAACAATCTTTTGAATCTATTCGACTTATTTATGATTATTTTATACGTTCCTCGTGGAATTGCAGTTTCAGATTTGATTTTTATAGGCCTTTCAATGTCTTCCAAAGTGTAACATTCCCATACTCCATCAATAGTCATTTCGCCAATAGTAGAGTTGGCCGTTTTATGTAATCTTTTAATCTCTATTCTCATCGTATTGAAAATATTTTAAATAATAAAGTAATTAAAGCTCCAAACATAATAACAAAAGCCACCTTAAATTGGTTAACATAGACAGAAATTTCGTTTTTAAAAGTTTCTAAATTTTCAACTCTGTCATCAATTTCCTTAACTTGCGAAACCATACCTTTATAATTATTAAACTCGTTACCTAATAACGCCTGTTTAATTTCTTTAATGTCTTTGCTTAATTGGTCTAGATTATCCATTATTTTCTTAATCGTTCTACTATGTTTGTAATACCTTCAATTCCTATGTAAGCAGTTGCAATAATAACCCAATCAGATGAGGTTAATTGACCGCTAAATAAACCTCCACAAGCTACCATAAAAACAAGTAACTTGCGAGAAATCCATTTACTTAATATTATATCAAATTGCTCTTTGCTCATCTTTAATCGGCTCACAACCTGCAAATCCGTGTCTTGGGTTAGTTGGGAATATTTCACTTTCGAAAACTATTTCAGTATCACTCATAACATCGTAAGCATATCCATCAGCGAAAACAGGTGCAGTTAATTCTTTAAAGTCTGCGTCGTAAGTTCCATTTGTTAGAACTATTTTACCAATTTCAACAATAGCTTGAATACCTTTACCGTATGTTAATTGCTTCTCGTTGTTTAAATCTGTAACCTCAACAAAGACTCCTTTTTTAATGAAGTCTTTTATTGCTGTTTCTTTGTCTGTATAATTTAATTTATATATCATATAGTTGTTAATTGTTTTTTAAAATTTAATCCTTTCCATTCTCTTGTTAAAATGGCTTTTTCTTTTTTACAGTTATAATAAACTGC